TTTTCTTCGGCTTCGGCTTCGGCTTCGGCTTCGGTTTGGGCGTTGGAGTCACTGCCGCCTTCTCGGCCGCATCAATTTTCTTGGTGCGTGCCTTGCCGTTAATTCTGTCCCAGATACCTTCACCCATTACGTGCCCCCTGTGCGAAACGCATTGTCCGTTTCCGCTTCCGCACGGTCAGCCCCGCGCGTCTTTCCCGCTTGGTCTCCTTGGGCTTGCCTTGCCAAACCCTCCTGCTCGGCTTCGACGAGTTGCTGTTGAGCGCCAAGCGCCTCCATGCGATCTTCCATCGCGTCAGCATTGGGTACAATTTCTTCATAGGGCAGTCCTAAGTCTTCGGAAATGGCTTCAAGTACCGACGCCCGGCCTTTCTGCCCAATTATTTCCATGTCAATCGGGTTAGCGGTCATCTGCAAGAATTCGAGACGTCGCATCCGGTCCTGCTCTTTCTGCATTGCCACTGTCGCGCCACGAACAATAATTTGCTCATCCCCTCGCAGGGTTTTACCGCCATCCGTGAGCATTATCATGTTATACAGGTCTTCAAGTAAAGGTTTGAGTACCTCGGTATCAATACTGGCTGCTACGTTCTGTAACACTTTCGAGGCGTTGTTCATCAACATGGAGAGGCCGGAGGCGGTGGATGCGGCGCCTCCTACCCGATTCGATCCGGTGATGTACCGGGGAATCGCGCTGACCTCGTCTGCTATATCCACCATCGCTTTATAGACCCCCAGCAGCTCCTGCGCGTTACTCTGCGGCTGGAAAAACTTGATCGGGTCGGATGAGTCGGCACCCATCGGGTCAATGATGGTGCGCCATCGTTTCCATGGATACATGGAATCCGGGTTGGTACTGGCGGACAATCGTTCTTCGTTAACTACCACCTGTGGGCCGGAGGCCATCGACATGTTGTTGACCAGCGAGCGGAAGGCGGCATTGGCCACATCCTGCACATCTTCCATGATTTCGGTCAGCGGGTTGCCGTACAAGGAACCGGGCACCTTCTCAAACGACGTGATGTAGTAGGGAGGCCGGGCTTTCGGGTTGGGGTTGATCTGAACCTTGATGACGTATTGGCCGATAAGCCATGCGGTAACAAAATAGTCTTTGTCTTCGTCGGGTACCTGCTTGGCGGTAAAGCCCCACTCCTTGAGCCAGCTACCCTTCACGTTGCCGTGATATTCCAGTGTGTCGATCCACTGCGAGCGATTGAGATAGGGATTTTCCTTGTTCTCCATCTCCGCCCGTTCGGTTTCTTCGTCGTCGAGCCAGTCTTGTAAACCGTGCTCGTAATCATTCAAAACCGCGCGTATGTTCTTTTCGTTGTACCCCGGCAAGCCAATACAGCCGTGTAAATCACCGCGTGTCAGCTTGATGCGCTCTATGATGTCGGCATCTTCGATACACCCTGCCGCCGGTGTGATGTACAAATCGAACGCCGAGACCCGCTTCCACGTCATCACCGGCTCGTATTTCGTCACCAACTGGCCGTTGACCCAGCTCAGCCGCTTCTTGTTTTTGACAACTGGCCCCTTAATACAGGCGTAGGGGAAAATGGGGAGGTCGATAAGAAATTCTGAAAACGCCTTCGGAAATCCTCCTTCGAGCAGCACATCGGAGAGTTTAGCTTGGGCTTTCTTTGCTTCCTTATGCGCTTCTTTTCGAGCCGCGACACGTGCTCCGGAAAGGAGTTGATCCTCTCGCTCCTGAAGCTGTACGGGGCTGGGCTGCTCCCCCAGCTGCAGCATGGACACCGCCTCTGTCTCAACAAGCTGTTGGATACTGGATGCGACGTCATCTGGGAGTGAAGGCTCGGGAGTTGCTTCGAGTTGCCATGGATTCTTGGAGTTGAGATAGACATCTCGGAGCAGTGCTGAAGCCCCTCGACACTTGACAGTCGTAATCCGGGCGTAGACATCCGATCCCCCAAACTGTTTTACCTGATTGAGCTTCTGGGGGTCGTACTCTCCAGAGTATGCCCTGAGAGCCTTCAGATAACGGTCTTGGATTTTAAACTGGGTGCGGTGCCACTTGAAATACTGGTACTGCTTGCGAATATGAGCCGCCAAGGCTAACATTGTCGGTTCATTGGGGCCTTTGGCTATTTGTTGGGCGCGCTCAATATCCAAAGCCTGACGCTGGTCAAGCTCCGCGTTTGAGACTACGCGTAAAAGCGATTGGTCGGCCACCGTGTGCCCCGCACTTGCAAGTTACGCCCAAAGTAGGCTATTTTCTCTCGAAGGTCAACAGCTTACACACAGGAACACGTTATGGACGCTCCTGCGACTCATGCCGGGATACCCGACTTCTTTCAGGTCACCTCGGCCCTCGCAATGGAAATCGCCTCCGGGCTTTCCGAACCCAGCGACGTATTTGCGCGACACGGCATTTCGGACGCTGACGCGGTAGCTTTGCTCAACTCCGAGGCTTTCCGCAAAATGGTTAAGGAGGCGAAACAGGAATGGGGCGCAGACGCAAACACGGCCGACCGAATTCGCCTAAAGTCACAGATGGCTCTCGAACAACTACTATTGCCGACCTTCACCATGGCGCAAGATCCAAGAATTCCTCCCGCAAGCCGAACCGACGCGGTCAAATTATTCGAGCGCCTCAGTGGGGTCTCCAAGCAGAACGAAGACTCCGGTGGGGGCGGCCCCCGGTTTATACTGAACATCAATGTGGGGGAGACTCCGAAGGAGATTGAAGGCACGGTATTAGATCAGGATGGATAAATTCGACTATACCCCGCCGGACAGCCTCGCGCCGTTCTTCCATTCCGACGACCCCTTCCGTTTCATACGCGGCCCCATCGGTTCTACCAAAACCACTGCTACCATTATGGAGCTGGTGCGCCGGGCCGGGGAGCAGACCCCACAATCCGACGGTATTCGACGCACTCGTGCTGTCGTCGTCAGGAACACCCTGCAGCAGCTTAAGACGACGTTTCTCGTGTCGTGGATGCAGATTCTCCGGCAGGTCAGCCACTGGAAGGTCTCTGAGTCCACCATCGAGTTCCGTATGGGCGACATCGAACTGGACGTCCTTTTGTTACCCCTCGACTCAGAGGAAAACATCAACCGCCTGCTGTCGCTGGAATTGACCTTCGGCATCTGCTCGGAATTCCGCGAACTCGACCTCGGGGTTGTGCAGGCGGTACTGTCACGCTGCGGTCGATACCCCAGCCCCCTCGCCGGTGGCCCGACATGGTACGGCGTGTGGGGGGAGACTAACTCCTTCACAGAAGATTCGGCGTGGTACGATTTCCTCGAAGTCGAGCGCCCAAGCAACGTCTACTACCTCATCCAGCCGGGGGCCTTCGATGAGGGGGCCGACTGGAAACAGTGGCTCCCGGCTAATTACTACGAAAACATGATGGAGGCCAACGACGAGTTGTGGGTGGATCAGTATGTCCACAACAAGATCGGCCCATCACTCAGCGGCCAAGCCGTCTGGCGCCACGCGTTTAACTACGAAGCCCATGTCAGCGAAAAGGGTCTGCTCGTCAACCCCATGCAGCCGCTGTGTATCGGGCTGGACACTGCCCGCAACCCCGCCGCCGTTATCACCCAGACTGACGCACGGGGGCGCCTGTTGGTACTGGGGGAGTGCTACGAAGAAGGCTGCGGTATCGAAAAGTTCCTCAGCGACACCCTGACACCTTACCTCTCAGACGAACGATTCCGAGGCTGCTCTGTGTACTGCGTGATCGACCCCAGCAGCATCAAAAAGGGTGAAATCGGGGAGGAGTCCGTTCTGCAGGCCATTAACCGTCTGGGTTTCCCGGCGGTACCAGCGCGGACAAATAATATCGACCCACGCCTGCGGGCGGTGGAGAAATGGATGGGTATGCTCAGCGGTGGCGGTGCGGGTATGCGTATCGACAAAAAGTGGTGCCCCACCCTGACGACCGCAATCGCTTCCAAGTATCGCTATAAGAAACTGAAAAATGGCGAACTCGACCTGAAGCCCGAAAAGACCCACCCGTGGTCAGACATCGCCGACGCCCTGCAGTATGCCTGTCTCGGCGCGAATCGGCAGATTATGGCCAGAGCGTTGAGAATCCAACCCGAGGAACGGGACGGTCAGCGTTTTGCGGAACCGTCAGCCGCCGCTTGGACATAATTTGTCCCAGTAGGTGGCATACACTTCTTTCGTCGCTTCCCAGCCTTCTCCCCACGGCATATCGTTGCCGGGGGTCCGCATGGCGACAATCATTACTGAAATGGCAAATGTCAGCACGAAATGTCCCACCCCGGCAAATACGATCAGGGTGAGGACATCACCGAGCCACTGCTTCACCCGTTAGGCTTACCGGGCGGTTTGCCGCTGGGGGGACGGAACCCACCTTCTTCCGCCATCTTCTTCATCGCCGCGTCAACGGCTGGAATCACATGGTCGGTAATGGTGAAGTTCTTATACACCAGCTCCTCGGGGGTTTCGGCGTATTCTTTGCAGATAATTTCCTGATTAACGACGCCATCACTTTCACTGGTGATAACGACGGAAACCGAATGTGCTTTTGACATGATTAAAACCTCAAAAAACAGGGGACCGAAGCCCCCTATTTACGGTGTTGCCACAGAGAAACTCTTACGTGCCACTCGGCGTGGGCGGAGGAGTCATCTGCAGGCCCTTCATAAGTTGGCCGAGAGCAGCAATATCCGCGCCGCCTTCACCGGGCTGTGTAGTAATGATGGCTTCAGCCACTTTCCCAACAATTGCCTGATTCAGGCTGGTCCAGCCAGCGGAAGCCTCCACCGCCTGCTTCATCGCCAGATTAGAGTAAAAACCGGGGCCATCGCCCAGCACCTTGAGATTCGTGGCAGCAACGCTTTCGCTCTGCTCCTTCACGATTTCTGAACTATCGTCAGCCATACCTTTGTCCTCGTCGAGGTAGTTTATAAAACGAACCGCTATAAGGCGACATGACGCCTCCTGAGCTATTACGACACAAATAATCAGCCATGTCCAGCCTTTATACGTCAGAAGTTTCTGCCCCATCTGGGTTAGCCCGAACCCACTTAATTATCTCCATGGCTTCGTGCTCCAACGTCTCTCGGTTCTTCTTCGTGGCGTTTATCGCAATGGCCATAAGCGCCATCACATATTCCTGCAGCCCAACCACCTGCTGCTCCAGATTGGCTACGTAGGCGGCTTCGTCATCAGTCATTGGGATTGTCCAGTGGCAGCTCCAGCTGCTTCGGTCGTTTACGGAGGTGCCCTACCACGTGCGGCAGTGAAAAATAACTGTCCAGCGCGCGGCGCAGGTGCTCACTGATGCCGCAGCCGGTCTCCTCACTCAGCCACTGCAGGTTTTCAATCTGCCGCTGTGTTATGTAGTGCTGCGTCCTGTGCATCTTTTCATGTTTACGGGCCATTACTCTACCTCACAGATATGTAAAATTTCCTTGGCGTGTTTCTGCGCCGTTACAGCTTGGGCGAGTCTAACAGCATGTTTAAGTAATGACCGGGCTTCCACGAACAATTCGGCGTCGCTGGTACGCCGAGCGTTAACGGCCCTGATATACGCAGCGGCAAGCTCATCATCCAGTGTAGTTTTAGACGCTTGATTTTCCAAGGTGGTTACTTTTTTCATTGCGTTACTCCTGATATCTCGATACATGGCATGGGGGTCATACCGGTCGCAGTGGCATATGATACAAATGTTGTTGTAGCTCCAGATATGATTACATCTCACTCTCATCACTTAATCCCTTCCCCTCCAGCAGTTCTGCTAAGTCATAACCAAGTATCTTAGAGTACGCTGCCAATTCTTCACTACTAGCTGCTAGGCGTAGCGCCTCCCTCAGCCGCTGGTTTTCTGCCTTTAACTCTTTTTCTGTCCACCTGCAGCCAGCGTGAATCAAAACACTGTCCTGTCGCTTCCATTTTTCCACTTCCAGTGTTTTCCAGTGGATCATGGCATGGGCTTTTTTGTTGTCCTCCTCCAACTCAGCGATGCGGCGCTTCAACGACTGTTCCGTTGGATGCACAATGCAGGTTATTTCTTTGTCGGTGATGCAGGTGCATTGGCTCATTCTCCGTCCTCCAGCAACTTTTCAGCCTGTAGCCTGTTGTAGCCCTCGTTACAGGAACATACAAAACAATACAGTAGGAAAGCCTGCAAAGTACCAAAATTTAATGACTCCCCGCAGCCGCTGGTTCTCAGCCTCCAGTTCCGCGATGCGCCTATCATACTCGCGTATTTTTATAGCCGTTCCGTTTGCTAAGTCACCTTGAGCAAAACCCATCACTCATCCTCCAGTGCGCGTTCTACAATTCTTGGTATTTCTTCAGGGGAATCAAAATGATTGCGTGAACATTGCCGCAGCGCCTCCCGCAGCCGCTGGTTCTCTTTGTGCAGCTTATTACTTTTGTCTCTTTCACGGTCTAGGTCACGACGATAGGAATCCTTTAATGAAACAAGCCGCTCAAACTCTGTTTTATGCTCGCTGCTAGGCTCATAACAGGTG